TCATCAGTCTTAAACCAAGCGGCTAAAGCTGAGTACGGGTGTTCATCAAAAGGAACAGTCATTAACTTCTGCCCGGTCGATTTGAGGTGAAACGTCCTTTGATTAGATGCTAATGTTATGATACTAGCTTCAACGGCTTTTACTCCTATGTTTCTTAAATGCACGTTGTCATCATTAATTAAACTCATGATGAGCTTTGGACTCTTCTTAGCCTCTATAAGTAAATCTCGCTTAAGCTCCTTAGAGCTCATCTTAGATACCTTAGAACCAATTATAGATCTCATAACGGCTTCAGCCATACTGATATCTAAGTTAATAGCCGCGTTTAACGCTTCCATTTCTGTTTCTATAGCCGCTAGCTCATCTACAGCTTTCTTTATTGGCTTGTGTTCATGGTATAACCTATTTAAACCTGGGTGGTATAAAGAAAGAAGCTTTTGGAGTTGTACTTTATTCTTAGGAACAACTAACATACCGTCTCTAAAGATGATATGAGCTAAGCGCTGCTGCCCCATCATTTCATCTACAAAAATAGTTTTTTGGTTAGTAGTAAGTTTTAACTCTCTTTCGTACCCTTTCTCTTCGTCGAACCAGTAGATATCTTGAGTCTTTACTATGTAGGCCACTGGTTTATTGTCGCCTTTTAAAAAATAAACCCTATCTTTAATCTCCCATTTAGGAGTTTTACTTTTTATTGGTCTCTCTTTATGTTGTACTGAAGTATCCTCTAATACAACTGTTTCCATGTAGGGTTCTTGAACCTCTACTTTTTTTGTTTGCTTTTTAGCCATAATATAATATAATATAAATTAATGAATAAAAGAGGTCAGGGCGAATCCCCGACCTCTTTCACATATGTGTACTACTATGATGAAGTCGCTATCTGGCAGAAGTTGTTTGCACCTTGTACAACCAAACATCTTTCAGATAAGAAATGCATTTGCATAGCATCCAAATCAGAAGTCACAGCTCCTACAGATCCCGTAGTCCAAGTTTTGAACTTCCGATTTTCTGTTTGAGAAGCTCTGTATCGAACATGAAGGAAAGGACGCTTAAGGTTCTTACCTAACTGTTGATCGTATACAGACGTTACTCCAGCTGGAACAAACATCCCGCGAATTTGATCTGCGTTTTCAGCAGTGCCGGTACCCATACCGAATCCTCCACGAGTTTGTGAGTCATTTAAGTACTTCCAATCAGATTTGTAGAAGTCGTAAGAACCTCTACGGAATCCAGAGAAACCTAAATTTATAGCCATATCTTCTTCGTTGTTAAATACACCGAAAGAACTACCAGCACTTGAGTTTACATCTCCTAGCATATCATCGATAGCTAAAGAAGTATCCCTGTTCACGAACATCATATACTCTTCAATAGCACCTTGCTTGTCAAACTCTTTGAGTATTAAATCAAAAGAAGCCAAATCAACACTTGAAGTTGTACCAAGAATACCATCAGAGAGGATACCTCGAGCTTGCACAGCTGAGAATAACCCTTCTGAACCAGCGATTGAGCCTTCTAGAAGCTCAGCATTATCAGCCATTTTAGATTCTAGCATAGCCATCTCACAGTAGTCCGCAAACCGCGTGCGAGTATCGCCCGAAGCTTTTAGATACCATAAGTATCCGTTTTGCCCGTCTTCACCAGAAACTTCAACCCACCCAATTTGAGAGGCATCAGATCCAGACACTTCGTACATGTCTTTAAGGATAACCATCTTATTCTTGAAGGTTTTGTGAGCCGGTTGTATAGCCTCTTTTCGGCCTGTAGTTCCCTTTGAATACTCAGAACCATATACAAATATCGATAAAGGATCGTCTGCACCCGCTCCGTTGCCCCATCCTAAAGAAGTACCTAAGTCAGTACCCTCGTAAGGGATAAGTAAAACCTCCCCAGTTAGTAGCGTGAGAGCACCTGCTACGTTAGCAGCGTCAGCGTCTCCGAAAATAGAAGCTACGTAACACGGTATTGATGAGCCCTTAGCATTAGAAGACACTATAACAGTATCCCCAATTCTAAGACCGTGAGTACTTAAACCGTCAACAATACCATCAGTTGAAGCCTCACTACCTGATGCTGCTGTATCTGCTTTTAAAGCTCCTTCGTATCTTAAGTGTAGTCGACCTTGTTCTGTCCAAAGAACTTGATCCGAAGCTGAAGCCTCTTCGGCTCCAACCATTTCTAGAAAGCCTCCGATAGTTCTGTTTCCAAATACCTCAGCTTCTTTATCCATTAAATCTGGTAGATATTGCTTAGCCCATCCGTCGTCGCCGGAGGTGAAATCCAAGTAATTAGTTACCAGTGTTTGTTTTGTGGGTGCCCCTACGCCGTTATTCCCAGATTGATCAATTATCGCCATTTTATTTTAATTTTTAGCGGTTATTTTTATTTTTAATTCTTACCTTGAAGTCGTTAGAATCGTTGCCTAGAACTTTAAACTTTAAACCACCCACGGTTGTTTCCCCATGAGATTGTCTGGCTGTAGTGTTTATGTTTTTGGCTTTCGCAACACCTTCTTTTAAAGCATCGGCTTTGCCTTGCTCGTAGAAATGCTGCGCCACAGTATCAGGGTTCATAGCTGTAAAAAGACCTTTGTGATACCCGCGAGCGTCAGACATAGAATTGGATTCATCGAGAAACTTTCCGATGAAATTGTTTATGTCGCTCTGGGTTTCTTTGGTGCCTTGTACATCTTTAACATTATACCTAAACTTTTTATCCCCCACTTTAAAATCAAAACCTTTGAATTTATCGTTAAAGACTTGGTTAGTCTTTTGGTTGAAGTTGGCTTTTTGTTTTTCTGCCGCTGATTGGTTTTCCTTTGACTCCTTGGTATGTCTATTAAAGAACTCCATTGCCTTCTGCTGCTCACTTGTGAGCTTACTTCCAGCTTTGATCTCTTCATAGTATTTAGACTTTTGCCCGTCTAGATAGGTCTTGGCCTCGGCAACTTGCTCTTTGAGGGCCAATTTTTTTCTTTTAATATCTCTTTCATCATCTATATCCTCGTCAAATGAGAAGTTGTCTTCCATAAGGAAGTTAATCTCCTCCGAGTCTAGATGAGGTTTAGTTCTTTTGTAATATTCAAGTAGAGCTTCTTGACTGTCTAAGTCTTTAACATCTCTATTAAGGTTAACGTAATCTTGAAGATCTCCACCCGTCTCGTCCATAAAGTCTAACAACTTCTGGACGTTCTCTGGTATAGCTTTCCCTAGCTCTTCATTCTCATCAAGAGCCTCTATAACCTCTTCTTCAGTAACATCCTCTTCGTCTGTTATCTCTTCAAGCGCGGGCGCTTCGTCATTAGCGTCCTCTTCTTGTGGAACTTCACTAACTGCCTCTTCGACATCGGTTTGAGTTTGAGTTTCATTTACTACTGTTATTTCCTCTTCTTCCTTATCCTCTACCTCTTGTTTAGGTTCTACGGGTTTAGTTAAATCTACTTTATAAACCTCAGGCTCTGCCGCTAGAGATTTCATTTTTACTTTTGTAACGTTTTTACTTGTAGTAGCCTCCTGGGCCACTTCTTCTTTGGTTGTTTCAGCCATAATAAAATATTATATAATTAATTATCTTCCAATCTGTGGGTTGAACTTATCTAAACCCATTCCGCCTCCTAGGATATCATTACCTGAAGACTCAAACTTTTTAGCACTTTGCTTGATATTTTCTCGTTTATCTTTACCAGCTTCTTTCATACCCTCTAACTTCTCGGTAGATTGGCGCTCTTGATCGCGTAGACTTTGATTGAGGTCAAACTCAAACTGCATTAGTTCTTTCTTTAATCTAACCTCTTCTTGCAAGTGTGTTAGCTTAGACTGCGACTTGGTTGTCTCTAGTTGAAGGTCCGTTTGAGCTTTTGCCTGATTTTTTTGTATCTCAGCATTAGCTGCGGCTTGTTGAGTTTGCGCATTGGCTTGTGCTTGCGCTTGAATGTTCTCTTGCTGGAGTCTCTGATCACGTTCTTGTTTTTTCCTACGTTTTATTTTTAATACCTGGTTCGCGAGTTTTACGTTCCTAACATCTCTGATATCTATAGCGTCGTCTAAGTCTATCAGTTGTTGAGACAAAGCGGTCTGTATATTGTTCTCTAGCATCTGCTTCTCCTCTTCGTCTGGTTCTAGTTCTAGGAATATACCAAAATCATATAGGTGTAATTCAGACATCTCTTTAAGTGTAGCTACGTTGTGAGCCCCTATAGCTTGGACAAAAGCATTCGCCGTAGGAGAATACTCAAGTATATCAGATATGCGTAAAGATAAAGCTTCGACAACCTCTGACGTTAAGAACATAGAGCCAAGCAACACATGTCTAGTCGCCACGTTGGAATTCGCTGCCGCTAATTTCTGCACCCCAACCAATGACTTAGGGTCTGGTGAGCTACCATCCCTGGCCTCGTTCAACCCCGTCACATCGCGGATCATTTGTAGGTAGTAGTTATACGTGTTTATTAAACTACCGATTTTATTCTGTCCAGCCCCGTTAGATATCTGTTGGATAGGAATCTTCCCTGGGTTTGGATCTCCTTCCGAGGTGAAACTTCTACCTATAACACTACCTGTTTGGAAGAACATGTTAAGAGCTTCCTGCGGGCTGTAGTTCGTGCCGTTACCTAAATCTATCTCAGCGAGCCCGTCCGCGTCGAGGTACACCCCATCAGGTACCATACGTGACATAATCTGCTGCAATTTGAGATGGGTTAATTGTATGGTGTCTGCAAACCCGGTGATGCGACTCACTATAGATTCTATTCTACCTTGGTACATTCTAGGTGCAACTATAGAGTAGTTCATTTTAACTTTGTTAAAATCACTCTTACTGCGCATCATGTTCTCAGCCTTCTCCCATTTAAGCAACTTGTCAGTACCTAAAACCATAGCGCCCTCAAACACACACTCTATAGATCTTTGCAATCTTTCATACCCGCCTTCTTTATCCGCGGGCGGGTTAAACGTGTCTGTCTTCTCTATAGCCTTATCTCCGCCAGTGCCGGTCTCTTTGATTTTGTATACGTCATTAGTGTGCGTTCTAAAATTAAAGTACAAAACCTGAACCTTATTTTTATCGGCGCTTTGGACGTTCCCGCGTTTACTATTGTTCGCGTATATCTCTTCTAAGTCTGATTCCGTTAAGGTATCAAACTCTCTGGCTAATTCGTTTATAGGGATAGTTTTAACTTCACCTACGTAATATATATCCTCGAAGTACGGGGAATCTGTGTGTGAATAAACAATATTCGCTGGATCAACATACTCTATAGTAACCCCATCGCTCCAGTTAAAGTTTGTTTTCACGCACCCTATACCAAGTACGGTTAAATCATACAGTAATCTGCGCCGGGTGAGATCATATTTATTCCCGTCTAACAGGACGTTTATAGCCTGCTCTTCCGCTATTTCCACAGCTTGCTTATAGTTAAGCTGCATGTGTAAATCCAACTCCTCCTTACTATCCGGTAAATCTTCTTTTTTATTCTCGTACAAGTCTACGTTAAATAATTCCGCGGCTTGGTCATTATATGCTTGCGCATCCATATCGCGCATTATAGATTCCATATACTCAGTCCTCTTACTTACCCCAGCCTGATCTTGTGAGTACGCTTTAACGTTGAACATCCTCTCTGACATGCCATTCACTACAATGTCTACGAACTTAGGTATAATAGGCACGGGTTTCCAATCTAAATTAAGATAGGACAAATCACCATTAATAGATAA